CGTTTACGGCGGGTCGGTCGAACATTCCCCTTTCGGGGAGGAGCGACGTCCATTTCGCTGGGTGTATTACATACCCCTGGTCTCGCGCTGAGCACATCCTCATCAACAACGACGTCAACGATTGTAGGTGTTGCGGGGTTGGGCGTACAGCATAATGGAGCTGAAAGGAGTTCCTGGGACGTTCCGACGGAAGCCAGCCATTCGTCGAATAGCTTTCTGTCGAACTCTGGGAACTGCTGACCAAATTCCACGTCCATCCATTCCGCAACATTTCTATTGGGGTACTGGACGGATTCGTGGAATTTGCTCCACCAATTACCGATTCCATGAAGACACCTGGGTCTAAAGGGTGACAGCAATAACACGCGTTTGCAAAAATCACCGAGTACGGGAGTATTACCGTCAGTGGCGACGTAGGACATTGCTTTCTCGACCAACTTTTGCTCAGGAGTGACGCCTTGAGGCAGACGAACCGTAACATGGAATTTCGAGAGTTGTCTCTTGACATCGCACATACTATCAGGAAGTCCATTCCAGACTTCTGGTGAATAGTAGCGTGCCAAGAAATTAACCCCTCGGTCCCCTCGCTGCAGTACGTTTGCTTCCAAGATGAGTCCGACCTTGCTTGCTGCCCAAAGATGGTTCTTTGCGGGGAGGTCAGCATCAAGACCGTCGTCACCAAGGTGAATTCCGAGAGCATCGAACGCTTGTTTCGGCGTATACTCGCTTCCGTCGTCCCTGCGGACGTTGCGGAAGGCGAGATATGCCGTGAAAGCGGCGCGTAACGTTTGGAAAAGGCTGGTTGCAGAACAGCCTGATCCATGCGAAGAATCCTGGTTGAACGTTGTTCCGAAAGGCAAATATCCTTTATTATCGACATTTGTCTTCAAGAGTTCATTCAATACAGTGCGGTGATTCGTAAAGGCCTTCATACAAATCACCCGCTCAACCCGGCGCAACACGTAAGAAATCGTTCCGTCCATGCGGTGGTAATCAGAAATATTGACAGTCTTTGCATAACGACAAATTTCTGCGACACGGTCGGCAATTTCTAACGGAGTTTTACCGGGGCCATACCAAGCAAACTGTTTACAATGCTCAGATAAGGCGAGTGCGAACATGGCCATGTCCAGTTTATCGGCGTCATTGTAAGTAGAAATATTGCGCGGATCCTTTACATCGGGATACGCTTCTGCCTTACAAAAACACTTCAAGATAAGCTGGCGATAATGGCCAGTCAGCACTGCCCTGCGCAGAGACAGTTTCTGGGCAGCACTGGTCTGCTTAGAATCTACAACTTCATAGCAGACGGGCTCCAGGTGCACATTCTGCACGATAAGTTCAGGGAACTCAGTCATGCATTGGTCACGAAAAGCGGAAGGCTTGGGTTCAGGTTTCTTTAATTTATTTATCCTGCCTTCCACACATGCTTCTTCACCAGCCTTATTCAAGACTGGTGCAAAAGCACCGTGAACCAATGGGCTCATAAACGCGGACAACTTCGGTCTCGCTTCCTGGTCGAATTCCACCGGCTTGTATTGGTAAGCCCTAACGCCCTGCGCGACAGGAAAAACTGTCGGGCGGACGGTTGGGCCCACCTTACGGTGGTATTCAGTCAGTACAACTGCAGACGATCGGTCGTCCTTGATCCAACTTGCAGTCGTGGGTAACATCAAATTTGTTGTTCCCAGTCGTGCGGCAGATGCAATGCAATCATCCACTGTCGCCTGGACGGTGGCACTAAGCCATCCGTCAGGGCGGGCAGTGGTTACATATGGTGTGCCATCTTTGCTAACAACATTGAACCTCACAAAGGGCGTGCCATCAGGGGCACGCACAAGAGGTTCAAACCGGTGCAGACTCTGTTCATCCAATAGCAATTTTGGAATCCATGAAGTCATCATGCCCCATTTGCGCATGGGCGATAACAGAATCACTTGCCGGTGTGTGCCAACCTGCTTTCTTTCAACGGCGTAGGCTACGGCTCGATAAGGAATGCCGAAAAAGGTTCGGTAGGCAATCAAGCTATCTTGAGCATAGGTCCAGAGGTGGTGTTCATAAGAACCTCCCCCTGCAACGAATGTTTTAAGTGTGCCACTTGAGGTGAAATAAAAGCTAGTATCGTCCTCACCCGCACTGGTAGCCTTTTCAGGAACAACAGTGTAGATAAGGATGGGCTTGGCCTGGCGTGTTAGCATATCTGGCATATCCAGATAGTAATCAAGATCACACAGATATAACAACTCATCCTTAGATGGTTGATCACATCTATTAGTCGCGTTAACGTCTTTGGCCCAGAACCACTGGCGAGATCCTCTAAGGCCACGTCTCTGATCAGAGCGTGACATTCCAACGACGTATAGTTCGACTCCCATGTAGCGACACATGGATTGAGCAAACTTCGTCGCGGCGGTTCTCAAGCCAGCGGCTGAGGCGTGCGTATGACCCGGAGTAAGCAGAACCGGGTCAAGCTCATTAGAGGTGAAAGCGTCTCGGGCGAGATCTGACTCAATGTCAGGACGCTCGGACACGTACTCCCCAAGGAAAGAAACAACAACTCGTAAACTTTCCTTCTTCGTCATCACATAAGCTATGGTGGCCGCAGCTCCCAAAGCTCCAAAATACAATATTTTGCGTGATGGCGGCATCGTG